CACTCTTCCCGATTAAAGAGAAGACTCGTTGTTTACGCATGATTCCATGAAGAAATTTTTGAATAGGTTTGAGTACATAATAGTGAAGTGGTGGACCCTTACTGATTGTTCGAACCTTGAGTGCTTCAGGCAGTGACACTAGAGTCGTAGTGGTATCTTCTACAGTAGCAGCCAATCTGGCCGCATTGTAGCACATATCAAACGATTCTTTGGTAGCTGAAACAATTTTGTCGTCTAAGACAAACTCATCTTCTGAAGTAATACAATCATCAGAGTCGGTGGAATAGAAATCACGTGGAGCTATCAATCGAATACACGACTGATATTGAAAGCGCTCACGCATGATTAAATTGGTATCATCTTCTTCATCGGTCAACACCCTTGTGCTTGACGCATGTACACCCAACGGGCCTATGAATCCCTTATCACGGAGAACACCTAATGTTCCGTCTTTGGAGCGACTATTTGTATAGTTAGCTTTGCAAGATGGCGCAAAAGGTTCTGGTGAGTCCTCATAGGTCTTCCCTTTAAAAACCTCCTTTACGGTTCGACGAACCTCATCACGTAACTTATCAAAACAATTATCAATAGACTCACAGACAGGAACTTCCTGATGTGTTGTAAGTGTATTAAATGTATCGTATTGGTTTCGAATGAGATCGGAATCGTTAGGACGGGGAAGACCTTTCTTCAAATATAGAATACCCACCGCGAATTGTAATTTTTGTGGACCGTTCATAATTTTCGTTATGAACCGACCAGCGCGGCCTCCCAGAAGATGGCGAGGATTGTCAAGGTTTCTGTTTTGAGGAAAAGGAACTTTTGGAATTTCCTGTTGTAGGTGAAATGAAAAAAATGAAGCCAACTTGTATTTAAAGAACTTTAGCAGACCAGATTCCCTTGAGCATAATTGCCAAGAGTCAGGGATCTGTTCCGCACCATTGGGTACATACCCAAAAAGTTCTAAATACTCTATGAAGAGTTGGAGTGAAGAAAGTAGGAACTGCTGATGACAGGCACTTATGTCATCTTTCCGCCCAGTATCGGCGGTCGCAGGGAGTTTACCATCTACCAATGGTCTCTTAGATTGAAGAACACATTTACGATTTTCACGACGCATAGCGCGGCGTCTGTCTACG